ACTACCACTAATAAAGCTTCCATTATTATTATAATGTAATAACAATCCTGCAGCTCCTTTACCTACATATTGAAAAGGAATTTGGTTAGAACCACTATTAAAATATAATACAGGGTAATATGAATAACCACTATCAAAAATAGGTTTTACTCCATCTGTAGTTTTTTGGTTTCCGTATTGTTGGTTATCAAACAAAGCAATAGTGGATGATTTACCTTGTTTAAATGTATTTTGAAGTTCAACCCAATGTTCACTAGGAAATGTATTAGATGGATTTTGGTTTAATTCAGTTAAACTACCACTTTCATCTACAAGATATTTTAATGAAGTTGTATTACGACCAGGTAAGAAAGAACTACTTACAATTTGAGTAAATAATCCAAATTTTCTTCCATATAAATCAATAGCTGCTGATTTACCATAAGAAGCATCACCACTATAACCAGCAGATGCTGAGGTGTATATATTATAAGCGGCACTATAAATTTTTACTCCGTCATAACGTGGTAAATTATATGAATCTAATGATAAATAAGAATCTTGTAAAGAAGCTGTTGATAAAATATTTTTTGAACCTGATCCAATATAACCCATGCTACCTGATATTTCTAGTGTTCTTCTACTAGTTGATTTTTTACTTCCTGATAGATTGTTTTGTAAAACATTAAAGTCAGAATGTGCAAAATAATTTGCATCAAACGAACCGGATAACTTAACTGAACCTGATGGTATTGGGTGAGTATAGTTGTATAAATCTGTAAGACCTAAATATGGATTGAAATGTCTAAGAGCAAAGTAATCATTATAAATATTTATTTTACTTCCACTTATAGCACCATCATAATAAGCTACTCGATTACCTGGTAGTTTATTATAGTAAGGATCATATGATGCTGTAATTCTAGATCCGCTTATTTCATTATCTTTTACTAATACATTAATAGTATTACTTGGATTAGCATATGATAACTTATTTCTCTCTAAAACAGGAGAATTAATAGTAATACCTGTTGAAAGATTAGTTCTACCAGGAACATAATCTTCTAACATTTTAAACATTGAATTATCAAAGAATTGAACTAAACGAATAAATCCGTTATAATCTAATAATGAACTTGTAAAACCAGGATATGAACCTGTTCCCCCAAAATATGCTTTATTTTGTATAATTAAATCATTATATGAACCACTATACAATTGTCTAGGATCACCTATGTAATTATCTAAAGACCAATTAGAGTTATTAGAAGAAATAGATTTAGATATGTAAGTATCTATTTGGGTTTGTGGAGAGAATGATATATCGACATGGTGATCATCTATTGTTCTAAAATCAGCGGATTCGGAAGTATATTGTTGTATACTAATTAAAGATGATAATACACTACCTGTAGTTAAATTATTTATTACTCTAACTTTATTATTATTATATCCTTTTAATAATTCAGCTGTATTTGATCCTCCAAATTCTTTAACATTTAAAATACTACTACTAAATAAACTTCCTGTTGGAGTATAATATGAATTTGATACAAATAATGAAGATGTAACTATTTTTCCACCAACATAAGATCCTGAAAGATTTTCTCTGATTGTATAATAATCTTGATTAGATATACCAAATGTAGAGAGTAAAGTTTTTAGACCAGCTACTGTACCTTTACGCTGAAGTAATATAGGTAGGTTGTGATAAATACGTTTATAGGATTCTGCTAAGATATCTTTTTTAGGTATGTTATTTAGATAACTACTAGTAGCAGAAAAATCTGTTAGATACCCATTATATATAGCACTACCTGTATTTGCTCCTAAAAGATATTGAGCTATACTTTGATTACCAAAGCTATTAAATATGTTTATACCTAAAGATTGTAATAAAGTATAAACTACATCTTTAGAAATACCATTACTTAAATTATTATTTGCTAAATTTCTATCTGTTATTGTTTTTACATATATCCATATATTGTCAAAAAACTGACCCATCATGTTTAGAAAGGTTATATAATTTTCATTTGATGGATCATCCACAATATATGAAGGTACAGAATATTTAAAGTAATTTAAATTATTTAAATCATAATCCTCAGCATGAGATGTTGAACTAATATACCACGTAGAAACTATTGATGATGTAGTTGGAGGGATTGCATATGGTTTAGTATTACTTAATTTAGGATAAGGAGTAATACCATATTGTAAAGAAGATGTTACAGAACCTGATTCAAAATATAAATAATTTTCAAATCCATCAAAATTAGTAATAATATTATTAATACTAGATGTATATAGATTTATTTCGGATTGTAGACTACTTACAGAAGATGAAAGAGGAGTATAATTACCTATAAGAATATTATAGGATTCAATTTCTTTAACTTTAGTATAAAAATTTTGGACACGAGATAAAGCTGATCCAAAGGTTATAAAGTTTGCAAATCCACCACTACCTCCATTAGCACCACTGTAATCAATATTGATAGATATACTTTGAGAAGCATTTAAACCAAATAATCCTTCTTGACCTAATCCTTCTAATCCTTGATACCCAGTAGTTGTTGTATTTAAGCCAAATCTAGAAATATTATTAAAATTGGGACCTTTTAATTTTTTTGCAGGTGCTGCAGAAAATATAGCATCTAAATTAATATCAAATATGTAAGGAGTAGAAATTTCTTCTACTACCCATAATGAAGTTTTTTCATCAATGCTTTGATCTAATTCATTGTATAATTTAAATAAAATTTCATATCCGGTATCAACTTTATTTAAAACAATATTAGTAACAATTTCTTGTATATTGTTTCCAAAATTTAAAAGATATGGATCGAAATAAGAAGATGAATTATAATTATTAATTAAAGCAAGAGAACCACTTTCTATTTGAATATCTGTTAAATTAACAGATCCCACTCTAATTTCAGTTCTATCAGGAGAAATTTCTTTTACAAATAAATCAGCATTAGGAAATTTAGAAATTTTATTTCTAAAAATATTATATTGAACTTTAAATTCCCCTGATGTATATCCTATATTTTGAAGATCCATTACAGGATCTATTTCAATAATAGGATATGTAGAAGAAGTTGTACTTAAATTAGAAGTAGATCCTACTTGAGAACCATCAACTGTATTATTGTTAATATTTAAGGGTTGTGTTACTCCAGGATTAAGTGCAGAATCAGCAGGTAATTTATATCCACGATAATTATAATTAACTTCTAATGGAGTATCCCCTATATCGTAAACATGATACTCTATTGTATCATTAGCTTCCCCAAAACTTTTTTTTATTTTTTGAGAAGTAATTAATCTTAAGTCATCTGCCGTATATCGTGATACTTGTGTTGTATTTAATATACTACCTACTATTTTAATATTGTCTGCCATTTACTTTATTACTATTGAAGGTTTGTTGATTTTAAACTATTAACCGTTGTCTGAATGTCTACTAATTGTTGTCTTAAAGAGGTAATTTCTTCTAATAGTGCTGTAATATCAGTATCATCAATTCTTACACTCAGAGTACCTGCTATCCTTGCTAGTAATCTTCTTAATACATCTTCAGGTATAAGATCATATAACGAATCAAATAAAGCTAAAAAATCTTCTAAAGTAAATGTAGAAACCCCTCCTAATTCTGCTGCTGTTGTGTTAGCTGGGGGAAGTTGGGTAAATTGTCTGCTTACAACTTTATCAAAAGCATCTTTATCAAAAACTGTTTTCTCTAAGGGTATACGAGACATTATCTTATAACTTTAAAATAGTAATTATTATCAGATACAACAGTTTCACCATTTGGTAATACAGTTTTAAATAATAATTTGTAGTAACGTTCAGGTTCTAATCCATTCATATATACATCAAAATAACTACTATTAGTATCACAGCTAATTTTAGTATATGTTGTATCGTAATCTACGACAATTTCCTCGGTATCCAAGTCTTTTATTGACCAATATGAAGCAGAAGGTAAAGCTTTATTATTTAAATAAACTGAACTAGTTTGAAATGATCTAGCTGGGAATTTATCTCTAACATTTATTATGAAGCGTTGTATTGAATCTTGTTGGAATTCACCTTTGTTATTACCTAATGAAGGAACAAATAAGTCATTTGTAACAACGGATAATGATCCTGTACTATATGATGAATCATCCCATCTAATCTCAAGACATGGAGGATAAATAGTATGTGTATTTCCTGAAAAATATTTTGTTTCAAATTTAGATGCTGATGGATTAAATTCAATAGATGAAGAATTTTTAATAATGAATCCTTCATTAGAGATTGAACTACTATACCAAGCATTAACAGTATTGCTTACTTTAAATTCAATATCTTTAGAAGTTGAATATGTAAAAGATTGAGTAGCTTGGTATTGAGAACCTGTATACCATAATCCACCACCTAAAGTACCTGCAGATCTGTATGAACCTGTAGTGCCTGTAGGAATAGTACCGTTAATCCACCACGGAGTAGACCCGTCAATCCCATTTCTATATTGCCAACTAACACCATCAGTAATGGTAGGAACATTACCTAATCTACCCGTACCCATATTCCAACTTCCTGAAAGAGGATGGCAATGGAATGTATAGTCTAGAGGTAATGTAGATGTATTTGCTAAATAGAGTTTAAGATAAGAATCATATGCTTTACCCTTTACTTTATTAGCAATAATGTCTTGTATTTGATTAGTAGGAAACTTAACAACGCCACGTGATACTTCATCGGTGCTGTTGATAGTATAAAATGTGCTAATTTCTATAATTTCATCTAATCCAGTATTTAATGTTGGGTAGAATGAATACAGAGTAGCACTTTTTTCAGGGAATATTTTATAGATTGCCATAGTTAGTAATTGCTATATATAAATATGTTAACCACCAAACTATTTTATGCTAATAAAGTATGATATTCTTTAAAATGTTTGATACGATCAGCTAAACCGATAGTACCACCATTAACACGTTTAGTAATTGATGTAACAACTGCATCAGTTGCACCACCATCAGCCATAATATGCAATTTATTTTTATTAAAGAACCAAGCGGCTGACAATAATGCATATTTTTCTGCTACCCATGTTGGATTAGCAGCAATATCTTCATTTATCGATTTACCAAATGCTGTATAATTGTCTTTACCTGTTAATTGAATATAACCACGACCACAGAATTTAGCACCTTCACCTGATGCTTCAGGTCCGTTACCCATTCTACCACCATAAACTTTATTAGCAATTTTTTCTGGTTTGCGCTCGTATTGTTTAGCTAATGCTTCTGTTGGAAAGTATTTTTTAAATATACCCATTAATCCTTTAGCACTATAATTTAAATTTTCTTTAGTTAAACGGAATCCACCAGATTCGTGACCACATTGAGCTAAGAAATGAGATAAACGTAATGGAGTATTGATTTGGAATTTTTCCATTACAGCAGGGATTTGAGCTATTACAGCATCAGGAACATGTCCTTTTAATTTTTCTAAGTTCATATTTTTAATTTTTAGTATGTAACAATTCTGCCTTGTATATCACTATTAGGGTATCTAATTTCAAATATTGAAGGATCTGCTGATGGATATACATTTCCACTTCTAGTAGCCCCAGGAATATCATAAGCATATTCTGAGTATGTTGTACCTGATGGGTCTTGTTTATTAGTTATTTCAAGTTTAACTACTGATTGTACTCCTTTTACTTGTAAAAGAGTAGTCATTATTTCAGATATAATAATTGGTTGATTTATTTGCCACTTTTCAATATTAAATTGGTTTTGTAAGGCCGTTATACAGTTAGATATTATTGTTTGGTTATTAAATCCACTAATTATAGTGATATCAAAATTTATTCCAATATTAATATAGAAAGCACTTTTAATATTAATAGCATCAGTAACCATTCTATATTCATTCAAATATATTGCTAAATTTTGCTTTAATGTAGTTGTAGCTATATCTAATTGTTTATTAGGATTATAAGCTAAAACATACATATCTAAAGATAAAGGATTAGAAGCTGGGGTTGATGAAAGAGATGGTTGTAAGTTCTGGTTTAAGTCTTGAGTGACATATACTTTAGATATACTACCATAATCCGATGGTAAAGATAATGCTCTAATTATATAATCATTTTTAGTTACAGCACGTAGTTGAGAAGAATAAGAATACAAAGCATTATTTCTTATTTCTTCAATTTCATCTCCACTTCTACCTCCTGAGGAAGGATCAGGGTTTGTTGAGATTACACTATTTTTAATAGTTTGAGATAAACCACCTGAGTATCCTGATTTAAAAGCTAGTCCTGAAAGATCTATAGTTGTTAAATCATTAGAAGGTATATTTGAGGTTATACCCCCACCTACTAAATATCTTACTGTTAAAGTAGTATTTGAAGGAGCTAAACCATACTCTTGAGTATAGAATATAGAAGCTTGGTTGTAATTACTTAATAAATTAGATACACCTGGTACTAATCCTAATCTGATATTATCTGGTGTTGGTATTATATTTTCATCAGACTTATTAGAAACACCTGCTCCAAATTCTAATTGTAAAGTACCATCAGATAAAATTCTTGATATAAATCTACGAGGTACACGTTTTAAAGATAATAAATAAGGTACACTATCTGTAGTAGATGTTGGATTAGATACTTTATCAAATATAGAAGACTGAGCTAAGTAAGGTACTTCATACCACTTATTACCATCACTATCTGTTATGTCTAATATTTGTAATATATTATTATCACTTATGCTAACATTAGAAAACTTTTGAGGAGTAGTAAAACTAAAAGTAGTAGATTTTATCTCAGCTGATATGGATGGTACTGATTTTTTAACCAAAAAATAGTCAGTATCGTAAAATGTTATCTCAGCACTTCCTGTATCACTAAAATCAACTTGAGCTGTTGTTAAAAATTTAGTAGCTGTAGATCTTGATGATATTGTTGTATTTGAAGGAACTATTAATCCATAAGATGTATCAGGTATGGATACTCCATCAACTACGATACTAGGCATAAGTTGAAATATATCAACTGTAGCAGAAGATGCATAAGATGCTTTAGGACGATATCCTAGAGCATAAGACATAGCATATAAGTTTTCTTTTTCTTTAGAGTATAATAAAAAGTTTTCTTGAACTTGATTGTCAAGATAAAATGACATTACATCACCAACATAAGATGCCATTTCAATAAACATAGCTCCAGGGTTAGCATCTGAAAAGTCATTGTATGATGTTGGAAAATAGGTTTTAGCGTAATTTATAAGATTTGCTTTAAAATCGCTAAAGCCTTTATTTAAATATGATATATTTTTTTCTTGAGCCATTATTATATGAATTGTACTGTTATTTGATCAGGGGTGTTGGAAATTGCTAAACGATAATTTATAGTTACATCTAAAGTATTATAATCAATATCAGGAATAACTGATACTTCTCCTAATATTACTTCAGGAACAAAAATACTAATAGCGTCTATTATTTTAAGTTTTAATAGTTCTGTACTTGAATCAGTTATATTATCGAATAATGATTTTCTTATATCAGCACCAAATTCCGGATTCATTATACGTTCACCTTTATCTGTTAGTAATAAATTAATCAAATTTGATTTAATTTGATCTTTAGTACTATATGTTTTATTAAAAACACCAGGAGCATTAAAAGGTAAAGATACCCCAATTACAATATTCTTTTGTAAATCTAACGGATTTACACGTATTGTTTGAGGTATTGGCATACTATCCTAAATTTTTAAGACCCGCTTTTTCTTGCGGTGTCATATTATTTGCAGAGTCAACTAAAAAAGCTAAATATGGATTAACAGGCTCTCCTGTTTCATCATTAACTTGATCACGTATAACCTCTAAAGGCACACTTGATTGGTATTGTGGTTGAGGAGACATGCCGAACATTGTACCCATCTTTTCTGCTAACTGACTGCGTATAGCAGGATTAGCGGGTTGTACATCAGTACTAGTGAAATTCATTGTTTTATTTTCACGTAATACTTTTTTGTCTTGTTTAGCCATGTGCTCTTCAAGAATGTATGGTAATTCTTCATGAATAGCATCAACTACTGCTTCCTTAATTAATTTTTTAAATGCTTTAATGTTCATAATTATAAATATTTTATCCTTGTAAATTTTGTTGGTCAATAACCAACTTTAATTGAGTAACTAATTGTGTTGGGTTTAACGTAAATGAATAATCACTTTTTATTCGTTCTATATTTTTAGTATCAACAGCTACAACATAATGACGTTTATTACCTTTTACTGTAAATTTAGGGTCATTTTCCTCCCTAGTAAAGAATGTAAATCCTTTATATGCTCCTAAATTTGAAGATGGTGGGGTAATTTGATTAGCAAGCCCTGAAAGATTTAATAAATTTGAATTATTTAATATGTTTTGCAATATATTTGAATCAGCATTTGGGTTTTGTGATGCTAATAAACCTAATATAGCATCAGAATTACGCAATCTATTAGCATAATCTTCATCTGATTCTCCAGATAAACGGGTTATACCAGAAGATGTAGGATCATTACCAGAATATTTAATTTGGTTTAGGTAGTCAAATAAATCAACATCACTTAATAAATCTAATGTTTTTGCTTCCAAATTAGTGTTTATATCACGTAATTGTCTTTTTAAATCTTCTAAAATAAAAATAGCTCCCTGCAATATAGGAATTATTATACATAAAGCTGATGAGATACCATCTAAAATATTTTTTGCTTTTGTATATAATATAGTTACTGGTTTGGAAAGAATACCAAGAGGAGACGCGACTGGTATTAATTCTAATACTCTTGCTAGTACACTAAATACTTGTAATATTGTATTTATAGTATTTAATACTTTTAAGGCAGCTTGAATCTTACGTTCTTGTTGATTAATTTTGTTAATACATCCATTTCTAGCTACTCTAGCTTGGTTTATTTGGTCTATTGTAGTTGCTGCATCTATTATTTCATTTGTTTTATCAACTAATTCTTGAAGATTAGCATTATCAGATATAACTTTAATTAATTCTTGAGTTAATAAACTAGAAGTAGTTACTACTATAGTTTTAGTTATATTTAAAGCTAATTGTCTTAATTTTTGACTATCTGCTAAAGATTTTAATTGGTTTTTAAAGTTCTTTTTATCATTTACATCTTTTTTAAACTTAGTAATATCTTCTTTTAATTTTTTATAAGGATCAAGAATTATATTCTGCAATCTATCTTGCAATCCTTTTAATCTTGCATCAACAACAACTTTAGCAGCATCATAACTAGCATTTTCTGCTGCTATATTATCTCTTACTTCCTCTGGAGTTAATTCAGGAGGTAATGTAATTTGAGTACCAAAACCATCATATGTGTTTTTAGAAATACCTTTAGAAGCTATTTCTACCAATTTATTAACATGATTAACTTCTAATTTAATCTTATCTCCAATAGTTTTTTCAATTTCATCTTTTAATTTCCCTACAATACCTAATACAGCCCCAACAACTTGTTTCTTAGCATTATTAGCTATTTGTTCTCCAAATGATTTTGGATTTTGTACTTGAGATAAAGTGTTACTTATATCATTTGGTATAAGTAAAGATACATTGGATTTTGTATCACCCTCCGTAGATGAAGCTGTATTACTGTTATTTCTATTACTACTAGAAACATCAC